ACAGATGATTAATATTAGATTCAGCATCTAGGTCATTTCCCAACTCCCACTTGTCCAAATGTCGTCTTGTAGCAGCTAAGGACACCTCACACAAAGGTAGGCCTTTCTCCCAATTTCTAGGCTCATATCCTTTAGAAATACCGTACTGAAATACAGTGGCTAATATTATGTTGACTTCAGGCGGAATTAGGTGATAAGGTAGTTTACCTTGACTATGCTTGCAGCCACCGCCAGATGTTTTATCTATTTGATAATCTGCCATTAGTTGTTTCCCTCATTTTTAGTATAGTACGCCTTAAGTATAGACAATACTCCTGAATATGCATCAATATAAACTTGAGTGACGTTACATTCTTGTAGTTCTTCAAGAGTAGTTGGGGAGCCCAGCATATTTAAAGCTATATCCAAAGCCTCAATTCTAGCGGTTAAAGCCTCTGTCAAATCAGAAATAAATTGCCTATCATTCATCCTTTGACCTCCAGCTTTTTGTTCAGGACAGTAAGTTGCCTATTCAAGGATTGAATTTTTTTCTGTACGTTAGTTAGTTGACTGATAACCTCAGTAGAGGTTAGCTTCTCTAAGCTAATATCGTTTAAATTCAGTTGATAACGTTTAGTTAAAATGTTTAATTGTATGCTGGCCTTCATAAGTATCTCTCTTTTAAAAACCTAAGACTTACTTCCATTAAATCATAATTACCGTCATGTACTTCATGCTTGACGAGTATTCCTCTAAAGTGTATATTTCCTTGAGGTGTTAAATAGCTTTCATCATGTTCGTAACAACTTCCAGCGATTACAGAACGGATGATTTTGCGATTCCCAGCAGTCACCATAGCTGTGTCTAATCCTTGTAGATGTCCTGAAGTACATGACATTTTTTCCCTATGGGCCTGAGCTATGGCGCTGGGGGCACCTCGTTTTGACTGTGTAACTTTTCCGTTAGGACCTCGTGGAAAGTAGTGGCAGTATAGAATACCGTCTATCTCAACTGGCTTTAGAAACGGATGCACCTCCCATCCAAATACCTCGTACTCTAGGTCTTCTATGCCGATAGTTCCTTCTAACTTAGCATCATCATCAACGGCTCTAAGAATTCGCTCTTCATGGTTACCAAGGGTTAAGACCATTCGAGGTATATATTTCTTGCGTCTATTCTTATTATACTTCATGATAGGCGTTAGTAGTCGGCACATAGCTTGCTGTGCAGCTAATATATCTTTTCGATAGCGTCTGCCTTCAAATGACTTCTTGCCACTGTCATAAGAAGATAAAGAGGGCATATCTGCAAAGTCACCTATCTGTATAATTTTCTCTGGTTGCTTTTCAACAATAAAATTACCTATAGCTTCTAGAAAATCTAGGTTATCACCTGATCGTACCTGTGTATCAGGAATAACAAGGTGCTTACTTATCTTTAGTTTCTTCATACGGTCTCCTCTTACTTGAACTAGTCCTTAATAAAGGAGTAGTAATGTCGATATATGAGTTTGTCCGCTGCCTCAATTGCTTCTCTTGCAAACTCTAGACAGTCAGTCAGTTCTTCCGACCATTCATATAGTCCACCATTATTCTTATCTAGCTGCTTCTCTATTAGACGGCTCACGGCAGATAGTTTATTATCTATTTTGTTATATGAGGCATGAATATGTTTATAAGTAGCCTTACTTTTCTTCATGACTTTTCCTCTTCCTGTAGTAAGTTGTGTGCAAGGCTTAACTGCATGTCCAGTGCGCACAATTCAATCAAAACTTTATTTGTATATATTTGAACGGATTCATTAGGACTGTTCTTTTTCATTCTTATTATTTTGAAAACCTCCTTAAACTTTTGGTCTATTTGCTCATATACTTCTTGTAATTCATTCATTTCATAACTCCTTGTGAGGTGATGTAGACGTCTTTCCCTTCAAATATCTGGTCTACCTGCTCTACGGTTAAAACTTTATGGCGCACGCAGGTAGCAATCATTACACCTCGTAAAGTCTCATTTAGGGCCTGCAAATTCTTTAATATTTCATTTCCTTTTCCTTCAACCGTAATTGAATAATCATGAAACATTAGTAGACCTTGAGGCTGAATTGTCATATCATTTGACACGCATGCTATAATTGCGTGCATACTATATGCTGGAGAAGTGACAATAATTTTTACATGTGCTTTTGTAGAAGCTAAAGCGTGCATAAGCTGAAGACCATGAGCTACTGAGCCACCATACCCTGATAACATAATAGTTAATGTTGAAGACTTAGGAAGGTCTTTAATAGCCTCTAATAGTTCTGGCTGTGACACTCTACTATCTATAGTATCTGGTAAATACATTAGATAGTTCCCATCCTTAGACTTTCCAATGACTAATTGTTCAGATGCAAAAGAGACGGTTGTTGCAATTACAAGTATAAAAAAGATAATAGTTTTCATTTCGTTGGCTCCTCATTAAACCACTCGTCAGGAATTCGACCGATGCACCACTTAAAGCCGTGCTTATCTGCCCATTGGGTTATCGTCATCTTTTTACGAATCTTTATATCTTTCTCAAAACAAAACCGTAAATCGATATCTGGATAACATTTCTTAAACGCAACCTTATCAGCTAAGCTTAAATGTAAATTAGGATGGTAACCTTTTAGTTCTACAATAAAATTAGCACTTGCAAAAGTTAGGTCCGGCTTATAGACTTTACTTACGGTGTATGCTAACTTAGTACTCTCATAAGAGACGTTAACTTTTCTCTTTACTAGGTCGGTATACACCACCTCTTCAAACTTACTTTTAAATTTAGGCATCGTCCTCCTCCCATAGAGACACATCTCGAATAGTTGGAATTCTCTGATTAGGCTTTCGACTTATCCATAACAGTTGTGCATTCTCTTTTAATCTATGCGGCTTTTCGTCCTCGTATATGGATTGAACCAACTCCCAGCACTCTTCTTCTGTCTCTAAAGGATTTAACAATTTGTACGTACGTATATCTCCTAGGCCTTTAATTCCTTTTATGTTGTCACACGAATCACCTAGTAACATTTGTGCACAAAACCACTTAAAACCATAGCCAGTTAACCTATTGTTTGGTTTAATTAGCAAGTCTCCAGGGTCACTAGACGTCACCAATACGTTATGTAATTGGTTATAATGCAACCCTGGAACTTGTAATAAGTCTTTATCAATACTTACTGCAACAGCTTCTTTCCCTTTATATGACATAAGAGCAATGCCAAGACTATCGTCAGCCTCATCAATAGTTGCAACCTCACAGTGATAGTTATCTAGTAAATAGTTATATAGATAATTCCAGTAGAATGGGCGCTGTTTTAAGCTACGATTACCTTTATAAGGCTGTGTGACCGCTATCGCATACCGACGATTAACTTCTTTAAATAAAGATGACAGGTGTATAATTACTTTCTTAGCTCGTAATCTACGCTGTAGCATTCTAATACATCGATCTATCCCAGCTTCAGCCTCTTCAGCTGAGGTACAGCCAGTGGAACAAGCTACTCGATAAAGTAGCCCGTCCCCATCTACTAACATCACGTTTAGTCCTTTCATAGAGGACTCCTTCTCTAGAAGTCCACCTTACCTTGACCAGCTACGGCACTATTTGACTTAAACGGATTAGGTATAACCTGAGTTGTCTTTTCAGGTTTAATATAAGGTATTAACTCATCAACCTGAATAGCATGAAGTTCTAATTTTAAACCCGTCTTACCATCATGCTCATATGTTCTAAGTAATGCACATACTTTTACAAGTGAGCCATTTCCGATTAAATCAGTCATAGGCTTTCCATCCTTGTCTACAACCTCAGGCCCAGGAATTTTATCTACATAGTTAAGGCCAACTGTTTTACGGACCGTAATAAACGTCTTGTCTGAACCTTCAAACTCTTTTAGTTCGGTTGTACGTGAAATTCCTCTTTTGATTAAAGACTTGTATGTTGCTTCATCACATTCGACTTTAATGACGTATTCGTACTTATCTTTATTTTTGTTCTTTTGGGGGGTATGTACAACTGGAAACATGCACTCGCCTGTAAAAATAATTTGGTCAACAACTTCATAACTCATAAGTAACTCCTTAATTAACGTTTAAACAAGGCAAACAAAAAGATTAAAAATATAATCTTCAACATAATAGGACCTAGAATAAGCCCTATAATTAAGCTCCAAGATGTATGAACTACATCAAAGATATTCAGTGCAGCTAATGTAACTGCAAATATGAAACACGCTCTGCTTATCATTTTGCTTCTCCCCATGAATCAAAACCTGTAGGAACACCACACTCATCAACAGCACAATCAGCTATCATTGGTACGGAAAATTCAAAAGTTTCTTCCATTATTTGCTTAAGTCTGATAACATCTTTAACATTGGCCGTACTTATGTTTATCTCATCGTGTACTGAAAAAAGAACCTGTATACCTTCGTCATATGCTCGGCACAGGGCAGTTACAATCATGTCAGCAGCTGACCCTTGTATGCGCTTATTGAGAGCTTTATACTCAAAGGTCCTCTTGCCCATAGGTGGATCTATCTGTAGCTTCCTGCCCGCAATTGTCTTCAAGTATCCGTTAGTAGCTAGTTCATTCATGAAATGTTTAGATAGTAAACTTAAGTAAGGTACTTTTGAGTTGTAGGCATTAATGATTTTTTGTCCTTCCTGGCCAGCCACCTCTATCTTTTTTCCATTTTTATTAATAAATTGCGTTGGTAGCCCCAGTGCTCGGCAGGTCTTAGGTCCACCCATTCCATAACTTAAACCTAAGTTAAGTACCTTAGCTGCTTTTCTGTTTATACCAGCCAGTTCAGCTACCATTAGGTGCAAGTCTAAGTTAGGGTCCGTATTAAAAGCTTGGACAAATTCACT